TTTTAAACTTGCCGACCACTCGGAGCTTACTCTAAATGTGGAAAACATCGAGGATTTGGGCAATATCATCAAAGGGGAGGTCAGAATAAGCAAAACTTTTTTAAATGCAGAATTGAACCCGAATTTAATAGAGGTAAGGGATTGGGATACTAAATCTACTAAATAAATTAAAATAGGTTTATAATATTTGAAAACAAGATTTGAAAAAATCGTAGAAGCATTAAGAGAAAAGGAAAAACAAATAAATGAAGAACTTAACCAAGATATCGCTATTAAAATAAGAGACGGGAATATTTTGGTTTGTTCGGATAATGTTCTTTGGAAACCTAAAAATAAATAAATAATCAAATCCTGACTGAACTACAGAGGGATATGGCTTAAATGCTGTATCCCTCTTTTTTTATTTATGACAAAGATACACACAAAATTTAATGACAGCGCAGTAACCTTAATAGAGTTGTTGAGGCCGGAATCGCTGGAGGCACTAAACAGCGTATTTGGCACTCATTATAAAAAAGTCGAAGTTAAGCAAACAATTAGGATAGAGCGGGCAAGTCAGGAGCCGGAATTCTGGGACAAGATGATGAAGGAAAAGCCTGGATTTGACAGGGGGGATTCTTGAGAAAAGACCTTATCCAATTTAAGGCTGAACTTTCCGAATTTGCTAATGCCTATGAAATGTTGTGCGATGCACTCTATGAAGTAGGGGCTTACAGGTATAAGGAAATCATGGTTAAGGATTCTGAAAAAGAAGATGAGGAAATAGAGGATGGGCTTATGGACATAAAGAAAAAAGCCGATGACTTGCGGGCTGATATCAGGGGAAGGACAAGGGGGATTTATAAAGGATTGAAAATCAAATATGGGGGATAAATAAAATATGAATATATTAGCAAAAAAAAGGGTTCTTCAAAAGGGAATTGATGAGCTTGAAAAAGAAATTATTGATAGAATTAAAAATGTAAATCTTTCTCAATCGGTTTATAGATACTTAGGCTATTTTTTAAGACCTTTCGATTGTGCGGAGGTGATTTCGACAACAGCATTAGAAGTTTTAGCATACTTATTAAATGACGGGGAATTTAAAAGTGTTGTAATTAAAAAAATGAATAATTTTAATGATAGTAAAAATAAATATTTGGAGGAAATAGAGAAAATAAAACATGAAATTATTGAGAAGAAAATAGAATATAGGAAATTTTTAGAAGAGAATAACAAAGAGATAAAAAAACAAGAGAAGATAGAGGAGCATTCAAGAAGTAGGATTTCTGTAAACTCAAATTCAAAACAATATGATTTGCAAAGAGGTGAACGAAATATTTATATTCCTGAATAATTTGACAAACCGCAAACAAATGTTCTATACTGATTGACGGATGGGGGGATTCCCCGTCTCAAAAACCAATATGACGTCAGAAATGGCGTCTTTTTTTATGCCTATGGAAATCAAAGATAAGATTCAAAAATTAACACCACAGGAAATACAAGAGCTTGATGTTGCTGCTGCGGAAAGAGTACTACTTAATAATTCCAATCTGCTTATAGATATCGGCAACGCACTATTTGAAGCCAGCCAGATAGCAGGGGAAGCTAAGATAAAGGAAGCGCAATTAAAATATTATAAGGATGTAGTGGTTGAGCAAAATCGTGCTTTATCGAAGGTGATTCAGAATGGTTAAAGAAAATGCTGATATACAGCAAAAAAGCAGTAAAAAAGTTATAGGCAGACCCTTCCAAAAAGGTCAGTCAGGTAATCCGCTTGGAAAGAAAAAGGGGACGCTTGACGAAGTTACTAAATTTAAAAGAGCGATAGAGTTATTTGAAAAAAAACAGGGTAAAACCTTTTATGAAATTCTTCTGGAAAGAGCATTGAGGAATCCTCAAGTGCTGGTGGCAATATTCAAAGCGCTAGTACCGCAGAAATCTGAAATTGAGGGCATTGATAAAATCGTAACCATTAATCTTATCCCAGTAAGTAGTAAATCCGAAGCTGAGAAGCTAAAAGAAAATGACTAACGTGGGCTATACCCCGGTATTCGATTGGTTGGTAAACTCTAAAGCAAGAATCAATTTTCTGGTAGGCGGGGCAAATAGCTCAAAGTCATATTCGATAGCGCAACATCTTTTATTTAACAAGTTTTACCGGGAAAAAGACAAACGTATCCTGATTTTAAGAAAGACTACTCCGGCACTAAGGAACTCATGCTATATGCTGGTAAAGGATTTAATCGGTAAGTATGGTTTACCCCAGAAGCATAACAGAGCAGATTTTACTTATGAATACGGGAGCAATTTAATACTTTTTAAGGGGCTTGATGATCCGGAAAAAATCAAATCATCAGAATTTAACTACATCTGGCCGGAAGAAGCGACTGAACTGACCTTTGAGGATTATGTCCAGCTTGACTTAAGAATGAGACGGGCAACCGATGGGCTTAACCAGATGTATTTATCCCTTAACCCGATAGACGCTCTACACTGGATTAAAAGAGAAGTAGAGGACAAGCCAAGCGGAAGGGTGGCAATACACCACTCGACCTATAAAGATAATCCCTTTGCCAGCCAGACCGATATTGATGTTATAGAGGATCTTATAAATAAAGATGAGAACTTTTATAACGTCTATGCCCTCGGCAAATGGGGAATTTTAAAGAATATTATTTATACCGGATGGACTGCACTTACAAAGCCACCGGAGAACTACAAGGATATCTCTTACGGGATTGACTGGGGCTATGAATCGCCATGCGCTCTTATAAAGATTTACTGGCTTGATGGCCAGAAATTGGTTTGGGAAGAATTAATTTACCAGAGAGGGCTTACTAATCCTGAATTTATTAAACTTGCAAAAGAGAAAATACCACCAGACGAGAGAAACAGGGACTTTTACGCCGGAACTGATGAGCCGGGGTCAATCCAGGAATTTTATAATGAAGGCTTCAATATCCATAAAGCGGCAACAGATGTAAGGGACGGGATTAATTTCTGCAAGTCCCATCTTGTAGGGATAATAGGGGAAAATCTAATAAAGGAAGCGCAAGGGTATAAGCGCAAAGAAGATAAAGACGGCAATGTTTTAGAAGATCCGGTCAAATTTATGGATCACGGTATGGACGGGGGCCGCTATGGGTCATACTCGGTTGTCAAAGGCCGATTTGAAGTTACTGACCTTAATTTAAGCTTAAGATAAAAATTAGTGAGGATAAAAATATGCAGGTTGATTATAGCAAATTAGTAAAGCTGGCTTATGCCGGCCAGCCATCGATATTTACTGATAAGCAACTTGAGATTATAAATGAGCTCATAAAGTATGCGGACTGGTACGATGGGAATAGTTTTAAATACATCGAGGCGGAATTTCCTGAATACAGGGTAAAAAAAGATTATAAACCCACGAAACTCACGATAAATCTGGCAAGATATATCATAAATAAGCTGGCTAGTTGGCAGTTTGAAATTCCTGTTGACTATAATTGTACCCCGGACGGAGACAATTACGACCAGATAGAAGAAGATATTTACGAAATCCACAAACTAAACAATCTTGATTCCAAGTATCTTCAGGCAGCAACCGAGTGCAATATTGCCGGCGGTGTGCCGATAAAGCTAAAATATGACACCGAAAACAAGTTGGTTAAGGTCATGCCCAGAAACCGGATTGAGTGCTTTCCTATATATGATTTTGATGATTACGAAAATATAACCAAAGTGCATTTTATTGCTTTTATGGATGAGGATACAATCTGGAAGCAGACTTATGAGCTTCTAAAGAACCCAAATGGCAGGAAAATCTGTTACATTGAAGAAGCCACCTACAGCGTGAAACTGAATTTGCAGGTAAAAGAGCAAATCCTGGAATATCAACCACTGGGGATAAATGGTAAGTGGCTGGATTTTATGCCGGTATATCTAATTCCTAACTTACCGCAGATAGGGGAAGTCTGGGGAACAAGTGAGGAAAAAGACTTGATTCCGCTTTTTACCGAAATAGATAAAAAGTATTCTGACCTGTCCGATTCATTAAAGTTTGAGATGTTTGCAATAACTATATTGCTTAACGTAAAGCCGCCCACCGGTCCCGATGGCAAACCAAAACTTGAAGGGCATGCCGGGGCTGTATGGAATCTGGCTTCAATCAGCGCAGTTGAAGGAATCAGACCGGATGTATCAAAGCTGCAATCTACTTTTAATTATACCGATACGTTGAAGTATCATATAGACAGCCTGATGAGCTTGATTTATGAGCTTTCCGAAGTTGTTAATCTTTCGGTTGATAAAATCTCAGGGCTGGGGAGCTTATCGGGAGTAGCATTAAAGCTCTTATTTGCTGCAATCTTATCAAAGACAAGGCGCAAAAATATAATCTGGTGCGCAAAACTCCGGGAAATGTGGTTTGGAATCTTAAAAATGAAGGCAATTTATGAAGGCTACGACATACCCGATGACCTTGACATTGAGATAATCACCCATACGCCACTGCCACAGAATGAGCTTGAGCAAATACAGATTATATCAGCAAAACTTGCAGACAGCCTGACAAGCGTAACCAGCGCCATGAATGAGCTAGGCGTTGAAGACCCTGAAGCTGAGATTGCAAAGATTATCGAGGAACGTGTTGAATTTGATAAGAAGCTGAATTTAGACCAGATAAATAATCCGGTAGTAAACAGCAAGGGTAATCCGAATAACAGTCCGATAGCTAATCAAAATACTTAATAAGGTGGAATAAATGGCACTTACAGCAATAGACGGTTGTGGAATAGAAAATGTAGGTTATGCTGCTCAGGCAATAGGCTCTGGTATAGGGCAGTCTTTTACTGGCGACGGCAATCCATTGACATATTGTGATTTTTACTTATATGCTTCTATAACTATACCAACGGGAATTATATATGCGAAATTGTATGCACATACAGGAACATTCGGTACTAATGGGATACCCACAGGTCCGGTACTTGCTACTTCTGGTCCAGTAAATGCTTCATTAGTGGGCCTGAGTCATGCGCTTATAAGATTTGGCTTTGAAGGAATACAATGCATAACACCTACTAGCGGGACAAAATACGTTATAACTTTAAGCCATGCTGAAGATGCATCTGGTAATCATGTCTGGGCTAGTAGAACAGATAATGAAGGCCATCTTGACAGACACGATGGGAACGGAAGCTACAAAGATAGTAATTGGCTCGCAATGCCTATGGGCATAGATTATATTTTTCATGTTTATACAGGCTATCCCGATCCTACACCAAGTATAACGGTACGTAAAAATCCATTTAAACCAATATTTTTTTAAGGAGATGACATGGCAGCAAACATATTTTACGGGCATAAAACGGTAACAACCGCAGGGACTCCGGTACAACTGACAAGTACGGATTTCAGGGCTTACGTGGTAACGATTAAAGCGCTGGCAGCAAACACAGGAGATATTTATATCGGTGATGGCAATGTAAGCAATCTGAACGGCTTTGTCCTTGACGCAGGGGAAGAAGTTACAATATTTGTAGATAATGTTGATACGGATGTTTATGTTGACTCAAGTGTAAACGGTGAGGGTGTGTCATTCATAGGCTGGATTGATAGGGGAATCTTGTATAAAGATGAGTGAATTATACGCAGAGTACTACAAGCGACACCAGCTTGATTTTATCCGTTTATCCGACCTACAGGAAAAGGAACTTGCACGGCTCTACATACAGGCAGCGGGAGAAATCAAGGCAAGAGCAAAAGATATCATAGGGCAAAAAGGATTAACCGCAGCACAGGCCAGGATTAGGATTAATTCACTTTTACGGGAAGCTGCAAGACTATCAAATAACTTTGAGAAGCTACTGGATAAGTCGATAATCGAAAGCGTTGACCTCTCAACCGAGGTTAATAAAATTATACTTTCCGATTATGCCAAAGCGGTAAAGTCTGCTGGCGGGAAGTTTAGCGCTACTAAGATTCTAAACAAGGTAAATCCCGAAGCGGTAAAGGCAGTTTATAATCGGATATGGACTGACGGGTTGAAGCTAAGTGATAGGCTGTGGCTGCTTGATAGAAGGACAAAACAGGAGATTGAGCGCATAGTCATGCAGCACGTTATAAGCGGTGGGGCAGCGTCTGATAGGCTGACAATATCAGCTTTGGAGAATCTCTTGAATCCGGCATATACTCCGGCAAAGTTGACTAGCTTACACGGCAGGCGGGTTGGATACGAAGGGTCAAGATTGCTAAGAACTACAATGGCAGAGGCGTTTAATGAAGGGGATAGATTATCGACCAGTGTTAATCCGGGAGTAAGTGATACTAAATGGCTCACTGCTGTTGTGATATTTGCGATGCTAAAAATGGGGAAAGTGTAAAGGATGTAGGCTACCCTCCAGAACATCCAAACTGTAGATGTACGACTATAAGTGAAGTCTTAAGTCCTGAACAGTTCGCTGATAAGTGGATGGATTTTATGAATGGCGGAAAACAACCCGGACTGGCTAAATGGTATAACGAAATTTATTTGGGAAAGGCGGCGTAAAATGCCCTTTAAATCTCAAAAGCAGCGTAAATTTATGTTTGCCCGAATGCCTAAGATTGCCAAACGCTGGGCAAAAGAGACAAGGAATATTAAGAGTTTGCCTAAGAAGGTAAAGCGGAAAAAGAAATAATTTAAGTTTTTATAAACGCAATATTAAAGCCTCCTGATGGGGGCTTTTTTATTTGCAAGACACTTTGAAAGGAGTGTGCCGAGATGGCAGAGGACAAAGAGAAAAATGCAGATGTCGGTTCTGATGAACCAGAGAATAACCCTGAGCCTGATGGCGAAGGAGAAAACAAGAAAGGGCAGTATGACGAAGCTTTTGTAAAGTCGTTACAAACTGAATCGATACTGCGAAAGAAGAAGATTACCGAACTGGAGAAGAAACTGAAAACTTTCGAAGATGAGAAACTTACCGAAGCTGAAAAGGATAAGAAAAAAATCAAGGAACTGGAAGAAGAGCGGGACAGGTTAAAAGCAGAGCAGAAAGATAAAAGCACGGATAACCTTATCCTGACTGTAGCAAACGGTAAGAATTTCGCTGATATGGAAGTGGTAAAAATGCTGGTTAAAAAAGAACTTGAAGCCGAAGAGGAAATAACAAAAGAATCGGTTGAAAAAGTTGTAGAAAAGTTAGCAAAAGATAAACCATTTTTAGTTTCTTCAAGTACCAACGTTAATCCTTCTTCCGGCAATTTTGCTAAAAATAATAATGAGCCGGCAAAGGATGCTAACAAATTAATGAGCGACTTTTTGCACGGTGAGTGAGGAAGGAAAATAAAATGAGTAGACCAGAAATAAAATCAAGTCTGACTGATAGTGCTGGGGGTTATTTAGTCCCTACGCCACTGGCAGACACAATTTTTATGAACATAGCCAATAAATCAGCTGTAATCCCATTCTTAAGGAAAATTCCCATGTCAAGCGCAACACTACGAATGAATGCGCTTGATGATGATGTCGTAATGACATGGGTAGACGGTGAAGGCGGAGAAAAGACTGTAAGCAATGAGAGCCACAGACAGATAACACTGACAGCTTATGAACTTGCAGTAATCGTACTTGTAACTGACATACTGATTGAAGATGCTAATATTGCAATGGATTCCTTGATAAGGGAAGAAATTGAAAATGCATTAATGCAGGCTCTTGAGCAATCTTATCTCGGTTACTTTGCTGCAACACCATTTGCTCAGACAATTTCGGGAAGTTGCCCGGTGGGAAATACCATAGCTTACGGAACTTATGCTGATTTTGTTGCTGATTGTTCGCAGGCACTAAACCGTCTGGAAGTGAACGGATTCAGTGAAAATATAGGCTTTGTTACCCATCCTACGGTTAAGGCTACTTTCAGGGATTTAAGAGACTTAAATGGCAGGCCGATATTCGAACCCGGAAACGCTAAAGAACCCGGTACACTTTTTGGATATCCCATAAGGTTTACCAGAAACATGGTTCAAACCGGATCGC